GGAGGGAATATGATGAAAAGAGTCAAAGAAGTAACAAATGAGGAAATGAATGATATAGCATTATATATGAATGATGATCTCAGAGAGGCTATCCATCGTGAGATAGCACCATGCACAAATGAAGAGTTTATCATTGCGTATTGCAATACCGAACCAAGTTTTGAAGATTGTCTTAATGACTTATTTAATATTGAATTATAGGAGGTATAACATGAGAGTGAATCCATATTACAACAAAGATACAATGAACCTTAAACAGCTTGCTCTTGATCTCAATAAGCAAGGCTTAATATGTAAACTTAGCAAAGATTGTGATACTTTGATTATTCAACACTTTAACTACTATTTTGGTTTTGTTGAAATAAGCATGACAGACTTTAAAGACTGGCAGGTTCTTTATTATGAAGCATCAAAAAAGGGAATTTATTATGAACCCTCAAAAGGTGTAAGAACTTACAGTGCCTCAACAAACTGGGGTGTAATCAAGCTGCTCAGAAAGCTTTTGAAAGAAGCAAAATAAAATGGTAGCCCTGCATCTGCTGGGCTACCTCTCTTTTACATCGTAATTGACCCTCTATGAATCTGTACCTGTGTAACGTTTGTTAAAGTCCGGTAGTTGTGCTTATCATCAGAAATATCATACAAACTCAAATAGATATGTCGACCTCGGAAGTTAAGCTGTGCAGGGATGTGAAAAAAGTCACTGACGGACTTAATGATCACAGTGGTTGGGTAGCATGTATAGCCGTTATGATCTCCGATAAAGGAAGTCGAATAGATGCGCCCCAAACGGTACTCAGTGCCATCACAGACAAGGGTTCCGCTGTTTGGTAAGCAAACATAGTTACCCCAGATTAAAGTACTTGTATTCTCATTATATGAGCTCACAAAAATCCAGCTTGATCCCAGAGTAGGTGCAAAGTCACCTGCTTCAAAATTTGCAGTGACTTCGTAAAATGATGGGCTGCATGCCCCTGTTTCGACGGCTGTAGCAAGATAGGTAGCAAGCCGTTCCTGCCCTGTTGCATTTGGGTGAAATCCGTCAGATGCAAGAAATCCGTCAGCATGTAAAATATAATCTGACCCTGCCAAATACCGCCAATTCTTACGCTGTATGTTATAAACAGATTTTGCAATCTTTAACCGATTTTGCACGTTTGGGTCATCCGTCCGGTCAACTGACCACGCTACCATAGCGGCAAATACTTTTGCATTTGGGAATCTGGCCTCCGCAGCACCCATAAAAGCATTGATTCCATTTTCAATCTCTGAATAGGTTCCGAACTCATTAAACCCTCCAACTACCATGATCTGCTTTACGTCATCAGAAGCAGGGACAGCATTTAAAAGCATAAGGAATGAATTAGCGGCTGTTGAGAAAGATGCCCCGCCATTTGCGGAAATAGTAACATTTTCAAGCCCTGTGTACTTGATAAAGTTTGTAGTCCAGGGCTGTAAATTACCCTCTGGACTATATCCAACCGTGTAGCTGTCTCCGATGATGATGGTTTTTCCGGAGTGGTCAAAAAGCCCCTCCCTTTTTTGTAACTTTGTTATATCAGCTGTATTTGTTCCAACCTGTTCTTTTAACGGGTCAATCTGTTCATTAATTACTTTTGTAGTAGCGTCATTTACTACTTTTCCAATCTCTCCATCATCCAAACTTTTCTGGATTGCATCATCAATCATGGTTTGGGCTGTATCTTTTATATGTGTCCACTCCCCATGATCTTTGTCTGCCTGTTTGCCAACTTTAAGCAACCAATCTAAGTTCATATCCTGCATAGAACTATGTGGGTATTCAAAAAACATAATCATTCCTCCTTAATAAATTAATAAAAGCAGATCCTGTGCAAAAAGTCCGGTACAATAATCAATAAAGCTTTGTTTCCGTAATTCAAGCTCCGATTGGATCATCTGCTGTGAAGTTGTCACACCAATATTCCCATGAATACGTCCGGAATGCTTATTCTGTCCTGTCTCTCTGCTTGTTTCACCTTTTCCGTATTCAAACGTATTTTTGTTTTCACCGGAGCTTTGCACCTTTGTGCTACCTCCGTACTCTGTTGTTGTTTTTTCATTTGGGCTGTAGCTTGCATCATTAAAAGCACTGACATCATTGATAGCTGTATCTGCTCCGGAGTTTGTCGTAGTGGTTCCCTGTCCTGCTTCTGCTCTATTTACATCTTGACCGGAACTCTGATTTGTTCGTGTCATATCCGGGCTATCTGTCCATTCTTCATGACGATCATAGTTTTCAATCGGTTCATAATTAGTTAATTCTAACACATTATAAACCTTGTCAATGCTTCTTTTCCACTTCCTGCTCCATGCAGGGATTGCATTCTCATGCATAAAATCCCAGTCCGGATAAAGTGGCTCACAATCCCCATAGGACAGAAGCAAGCTGTCGATAAAATTCTGCCTGTCGGCTGATTCAGGGAACTCCATCCTGTCAAAGAGGGTATCGTTCCATTCATAAAGTCCTGCTATCGTCACTCTATAAAGTCCCATATGGTTTCACCTCCACAGTCTCATAGCTTCTGATCTTGATTGACAAGTTCATTTCCGGATATAATCTGTTTGTCATATCAACCCCTGCTTGCATGGTCTCAAGCCAAGTAGTGAGCCGTGTTACGGATTCTGCATCATTTTTGCTTGCTTCAAGTACATTCAGACGTTCTTTTTTATCAGATCCGACAGATGGAATACCAACCTCTGTGTCGAACTGATCCAAAAGTTTCTCAAATACCTCAATCAGTTCCGGTGCAATGAAGTTTTGCTTGAGATCTTTATTAAAACTCTCCCAGGCATCTTGTTTGATCCCTTGTCTGTCCTCGCTTTTTATTGATACATCAAAAGCTTCAACCGGATTACCGGATTGAATACTGTCATAGATTTTTTTCAAGGCCTGAGCTGCAGCTTTATTTTTCGCAGCTATCATAAAAGCTAATTTTGAGTTGAACACGTTCATGTCAAAAGCACTTGCTACCAGTGCCAGCTTATAGCTGTAAAAACCAATGATATCTCCAATCCCACAAAAAGTAGGTCTGAGATAGATGACTGAACAGTCTTTTCCGATCTCCATGTCCTCCATGTCAATCTCTGCATTGCTTGCATACGTGTGTATAGTAGCTGTGGTTGGTTTGAAATAAATATTGTAGCCTGTCAGCATTGGATACTGTGCAATCAGTCCATAAAGGTCTGTCTTTGTGATGCAAATATACCCCCCGAAAAGCAAGCAATATTTGAAATAATCAATGTCAATAGTTCCATTATAGGTAATGTCCAAAATAGAACAAACACGCTCATAAAGCATCCGATCAAACGTATCTGTGTATAAGCTATCTACTTTTATTCCGGATGGCTGGAAGTAATTTGTGCAAATGTTGATTTTATCGAAATTAACCGGTGTCCACATGTTTATCACCTCTTTCTATTCAAAGTAAAACCCGTTATTTAGGTAGCTGTTTACCTGTTCTTGATCCCCCTCAAATCCTGCAATCTGGATAGATGCATTCCGGCACTTTACAAACCCACTAAGTCCAGATATAGTGCGTACAGTGCCATCTACAAAACCCTCACTTGCCCCATCTGGATCTATGCTTGTGCAGGCATAGCAAATGCTGTTCGCTTCCATGTTATTTAGTATTGAGCTAATGTTGCCAACACTACCAACCATGTTAGGCTCCGGAGAAGTCACGCTCTGAAATGCCCCCAACGTATTTGTGATAGCCCCTATTGGGTTACCGGAAGCAAGGCTTGTTCCTACGTCTATCAAGCTGGTAGTAAGCTGACTAATGTTTGTCGTAGCATACCCAATTTGCACCGGAACGGCAAGCTGGCATTGAAAGTGTGCATATTCATCAGATCCGGATGTCAGCCAAACATCAGCCATGCCGGATACAGCATCAAAGTTATAAGTGGCTTTTAACTGCCCCTTATGGGTTTTTGCTGGATTGATAGGAATAACCCCCACAAATGGAAGCTTTACGCTATACTTTGAAAAAGATGCATTGTAAAATCTAAAATCTGTATCAGCATATAAGGGATTACCAAGACTTAAATCGTAGGAAAAAGTACAAGATGCATCATTTATCAGATAGGCATTTGTATTGCTGTCCCAGTAGCCAAGCTTTACTGTATCTAATATGTTTAGGAACTTATCAACTCTAAAAGGTAACCATTTTAAATCAAGAATATACTGAAATGGATTGAAAAGTAAACGTGTCAATGCTGTTTCCATTACATCCGGAATAGAACCATAGGTGTACATAAATGAGCATAACTCTTTTAATTGCTCACCTCTTATATAATAGGTGTTTACTCCCTCAACTGATACAGTGCGCAGTAAATAGTTTGGGGCATATCCATTCACAAACGTATTTATTGGTTGACCAACAATCGTAGATTGACTTACCCAGTCATTTGTTGGGATATACATGCTGTCATTGGCAAGCGTAGTCTGCTTACCAGATCGCTCGATAAAGCATGTATAGTTGCTGATCTCTGTCCGGTAGGTTGCCAGCACATCCTCACTCGCTGAGATCTCAACCATGTCATTATTCAGTGAAACTGTCGAATTGATAAAATAGTAATGGTCAGCCCATTTCACATAGTTGTATTGCAATGCACTGTCCAATGTTAGCTTTAACTTAAATACTGGATTCTGAAAATTTGTATTTGATTTTAAAAGACAGGGCACAGTAGTGCCCTGTCCCGTTGGTCTTTTGGTACTGTTTTTTCTTTTTGAAAAATGGTATAAGATAATCTCTGTCATGATAAGTAAACCTCGCCTTTTGAAGTAATGGCACAAATCCAACCGGATGGAATACGTACCCACGTTGCTCCGGCTTCATCCTTTTTGACATCCTTTACCGTGACTGTGGTTCCTTTTTTCAGACACCCATCGGAATAAGCATGTTTCATGCCATCCCTTGTCAGCTGTGCATACTCTTTGATCTGTCCCCAGACAGAAAAACGAACATGTAAATGGTCAACTCTGGTTGTATAAGTTTTTCCAATCGAATAGGTTAGTGCTTCATTATATTCTGTCCATACCCTGCAGATGCAGGATAAGTCAGATCTACGACTTACAAGGCTTTTTACTACTCCCATACCCGGATTGTCAGCAGTGTTTTTTCGTCCTCCTCGGCTTTCGATCATATATCCATTTCCAACATAAATAGCACAATGGGTCACTGGTCTGCCAAAAAAGAGAAAATCACCCGGTTTTTTCTGCCCAATATCAATCTTTTTTCCAATCATCGAATAACCAGAAGCAGTCATATCTTCAACCTCTGATCCTGCTTTTTTCTGGATATAGTAGAGTAATCCGGAACAGTCAAGTCCCTGTGCTGGGGTGTTACCACCCCACACATAAGGAGTACCAATTAAATTAGTAGCATATGCTACAAGTTCATTTGCTGTCATATAGCACCTACTTTCCAATCTGTTCAATTAACGTATTCATCTTTTCTAAGGCGATCGTATTGTTTTTGATCACTTCGGAAAGTGTGTCAACTTCGTTTTTGTGTTCTTCGTTGAGTTTGTCAACTCTTGCATTGGTTTGGTCATACATGTATTTTACAAAGTATGCCATACCGATACAACAAACGATAGGAAATGCATAGTTTCCCAATACGGTTAAAATCGTGTCTGTCATGATGTTTGTACCTCAAAATAATCTTTGTTTATGGGTGATTCTGGAACACAGTCAGCAAGAACAACGATATTTGCATTATTAGTATCGTAGTTTACAAAAGCAAAATTGCTGGCATCCGGAAAACCGTAATAACTTTCGAATTTTAAATCAACAAAACCGTTGTATCTGCTGAATTTGACTAAATTGATGCCATCATAAGTAAGATTCACACTGTCATTAGGAGCACTAATAACTATTCTTCTTACTCCGACTTTTCTAAAAGGCAATTTTGCAACGATACTCCCCCCACTAGGAACTTGTAAAGATGCTGCTAACATATTATACCCCCTCCCCCAGCACGTAAAGAATCGCGTTGTGCGTGAAGTTATTCCATGCATTGAACCGGTAGTGGTCAAAGATATTATAGTATCCACCTGCTGCATTGAACGGTGTAGCTGCCGAGTACATCCACTGATTATTTACTCCCATCGCTCTACGATCATATAAAAGACCAAGTACATATGGCAGATTTACTGCTGTCTTAGCTGTTTTTGAAACTCCGTCAGCATCAATGATGTTTGGCTGGATGTTGATAGCAGGGCTGTCGAACTCCTGCCAGCCATTTACCAGCTCTTTGTCAGCAATTTTAAGCTGTTCATCAGAAAATACTGTTGGGAATACCTGTGTTTCGGAATCAATCCAGAAATCCGTGTACATAAGCAGTTTCTGGTTCTCTGGTCTTGTGAATCGCAAAATATCTTTTCCAGTCAAATTCATGTGATACTTCGTTGTACGATCCTGCATTTTTTTAGAATCTTTCTTAATTCTTGCAACTACAAAAGCCATGAAATCTCTGTGATGCTCCGGGCTTAAAAGCTGCTTTCTTGTCAACTCTGTGCCATAGGCTGTGTTATACTCCTTTACCAGATCAACCTCATTTGTTCCAAGTGAGGAAATGCCTGCCATGAAGTTGAGCACTGTCAGTCTGCGTTTTGCCTCATTTCTTGATTCAATATCATTGTAGTAAGCAGTCATATAGCTACTTACAAACATAAGAAACTCTGCTTCGTTGGAAAAAGCCAATGCCAGCTGATCCCGGAATCGTGTAATATGAGATTGTAACACTTTACTTCCGTAGAATTTTAATTCTACTACTTTCGGAGCATTGATTTTATACATGTCAACCGACTGACCATCTGCAAGCTGATTTTCATTTAAGTCTGTATTCCAATCCTGTGAAGCTTCTGCATCCAACGGAAGTGAAATGATCTCACGTGTGATAGCTCCCCAGCGTTCATTATTCTCAATGATTGACCGGAATACTCCGGATCTGTATTTTTCCATCTCAAAATACGTGCGTCCGCACCACTGACTTAATGCTTTTAAAGTTGGTTCTACGCCTGTCCGCAACATGGTTTCACCAACAGACACAAAGGAACTTGTATCTACTGCTTTGATATTTTCACGCCCAGTAGCCATCTTGTATAAATCATTGATGATTAAATAGGCATCCTGGACTACTAAACTATTTGCCATTTATTTACCCTCCTTAATTCATGAGTTTCATAAGGTCTTCTGCTACGTTGTCAGAAGTCCGCTGTGTTGTTCCGGTTTTCCCGGATGCTGACAGGTTGCCAGCCTGAAGCGTAGCAGTCAGAGTATTGATTGCTGTCAGTAATGCTGTATTGGTTGCATCCTGTCCCGTCTGTGCTGTCAGATTCAGTGGAGTATTTGCAACCTGCTGTCCCAGATTCTGAATCTGTTCTGTACCCTGTGGGCTGGTAACCTGATTAAGCCCAGTCATGTTCTGAGCATTCAGAATCCCCATGATCTCATTTTTTGTAAATCCAAGTTTTCCAAGTTCTAAAATCTGATCTACTTTCATTTTTATCTCCTTTTCTGCCGGAAGTGAAATTAAAATAGGTCAACGCTTCCGGGTAATCATCCCACGGCATCCGCTTCCGGCGGTCGATGTAGCCACGTTGACCTAATTAAAATATAAGTCTATTTGAATAATTTGTCAATATAAAATTTTACGGAAATATTCTGATAACTTATCCTATTTGTCAGACGATAGCTGTCAATCCAGCTATAAAAGCACCGGAACTGATCTTTTCCATGTTGGGTGTCCTCAAACACATCTTTACAAGACCCAGAAACATGATCTGACACATACAAGTGTGCTTTCGATTTGTGCTCATAAATGGCTATTTTTCCGATCACACAAATTAGCTTGTATTGCCGTATGTCCTCTGATTTTATAGCCGACACGTCGTCATACGCAAATTCATTTGATAAAGCCATCTTTGCAAAGTCTGTATCACCCGATAAAGCCCGATACAAAGCAGTATCTTTTTTCTTTTCTGAAATTGGGGAATCATTTATCAGAACCAAGATGATTCCTCTCTCTTTGAGCATGGAAAACTCCTGCTTATTCTTTTTCATTCGCTCCAATATTGGCAGCAGTCCAAAAACTTGCACTATTGCATTATCCAAGGTGTTAGAATTGGAAGCAAGCCACCAGCGGAATGGTTTCTTTCCTTGCAACTCCCTATTTGCTGAGATTGTTTCGACAGCATTTAAAAAAGCATCATCCTCCCCACTGATTGACTTAGCAATCTTCTCCGGGATAAACTCATCATAAATGCCCTCAGAGAAATCCGAACCGGAGAAACCACGGTTGTTGTGCATAGAGGTAAGACAAAAAGCCTCACCTCTGTATACTTCCTCTTCCTCTGTCTGCTCCATAATCTTAATACGCCCGTATTCTCCTCTTGGTTTTTCGAAGTGAAAAAATCTGTTCATATCTTTGTTTATGTCCAGCCAGGGATCAAATTCCGGAAGAAACACTTTTGCCAGCTGTTCTTTTGTCCGGCGCATATAAATGATTTTCTCATTTTTTGAAAAAACATCATTGATAAAGTGCTGAAATATTCCATATGTTTTTCCGGTTCGTCTTGCTCCAATGATAAAGATAAAGTTAATTTTATTTTTATCAGCAAGCTGGACAACCCTTGGAACATCCAGCCACCCATTTTTATCGTAGATATTCATTACTGAAATCCGCCCCCAGAGGTTGCAGGCTGTGAACTCTGATTACAGTCATTGTACTTTTTCACACATGCATCCTGCAAAAGCTTCACCCACTCTTTATCAAGTGAGTAAACAGAGTTGTAATATTTTCCATCTTTCCCTTTTGTGGATGGAAATGACAGGAAAAGACCCTCTTTTCCCTCAACCAGTGTAAGTCCTTTAATTACAAGTGTGTCATCAAGTTCAAGATCAATAAAAGCTTTTGTTTTTGAGTTACCGTTATATGGTTTGCAAGTGATTTTTACATTTGATTTTAACATGATTTTTTCTCCTTTTATTTACATAATCTTCTTGTTGGTTCAACCAGTTCCCAATTTGATGGTGCTGTCTCTTTTATAAAAATACAGCAATCATCACTATCAATGAGTGGGCAACCCTCGCATGTATTGTCTTTTGACGCACAATAATCTTTTATAGTAAGTAATGCATCATATAATTCATAAATTGCTGTCATCTTTGCACCTCCCTCACATCAATTCTAATGATTTTTCCTACTTTGTAAGCTACGATACTGATTTCATCATCCTCATAGGTTACTCTCCGTAAACTACTGGTTCTCAGTGTTTCATAAATCTCTGACATGTCAATCATGGTTCTTCACCTCCTTAATCACCTAACAGCATCCAGACTTGACAGCTTACAAACATGCAAGCAAAAGTGACGCAAGTCCAAAACAATGTACTCAAATCTTCTTTGTTTTCTTTCCAGAATTTTTTCATAGGTTACACCTCCTTTATACAGTTTAATTTATTTATGTTACAAAACTATTACAATTTTATAACAATTCTATTCATATACAGTATCTTCCATTTCAAACGGTAGCGGTAATCCTGTTTCTTTATCATACGGAATCGTATGATCTAATTCATATTCTGTATCAGTTAACCGGATAGCACAACCATACTCAATCCTGCATCCGTCAATGGTCAGTTCATTAATCCCGTCATGAAAAAGATACTCCGTTTTCATTTTCCAGTGTGGATCTCTCCAATCATTCGCCCTGCGGTAGTTCCTGCGGAATGTAAGATCATTCTTAAATATAAAGCCTTTTCGAAAATTCGTTATGTCATCATCAAGACAATAGATTCCCTCTTTTGGTACTCCTGCAACCGTCAGATGCAAGGATGCATCTTTTTTTAAGCGGTAGCAATAACGCTTACTACCCATCGTTATAAACTCACTGTATATTCCGTCAAACTCAGCGATACCCAGACGGAATGTTTTGCCCTTATACTCAACTACTCCGATGTTTCTTTTTTGTGACATTTCAACGATGGACTGATTAAACTCATTCAGTTTATCATGATCCCAGTCTGTACCTTTGACAGAATCCGTATCAGAGTATAGCCATTTCCGGCAGCAGGCTCCCAACCGAAAAAGATAAGCCTGTGCATAGGCTGTGATAAAAACTCCCCACTGGTAGGGCATGAAGCTGTTTTTATTCCGGTAAAACTTTTCAAGTTCTTTTTCCCTGTCCTCTGGTTCTTTTGCCTCCCACTCTCCGGATTCCATAAGCTCTGTACATAAGATCTGAATGATCCGTTGTACTGTCATACCATACATTCCATTAAGTTCCCCCTTTGAGATCATATAGTTCACTTCATCCAAGCCTTTAAGGGTACATTTTTTAAAAAACAATTCCATTAAATAGCCTGTGAACCACTCTGGCAAGTAGTCCTTTGTCGCTCTCATGACTTTTGAGACGTCTGCCCATTCATAATCATAACTTGACAGGATGACCTCTAAATCTGGATCTGTAAAGGGATAAATGACAAGATCAGCATTAACGATCTTTCCATTATCAAGATTATCATGAAACTGTTCTTTTTTGCTTTTTGCTTCCGGAAAAACACAAACTTTTGCTTTTGAAAAAGCCAGCGGGGGCATAGGACATTCTTTTTTCAACCTCAGATTCTTTAATCTTATATAGCCGGAAAAAGCATAATCTTCTTTCAGTTCCATAATGTCCTTTAATGTTATAGTATTTGTATAACAAAAATTTGACATTGGAAACCTGCAATAGCACATCCAAGCAATGTATGAGCTTGCAAAATCATAGCATTCGACAGGTTCTTTTATCAGCTGATTAACATAGTATCTGTTGGCATGAGTATACCCCCCATGATAGCAGTCAAGCATTTGGTCATACTGTTCAAGTGTTAATGCCATTTGCTCAAATTTCTTGCGCCATTTCTTATCTTTTCTTGATCTCCTGCGGGCATTAGTCCGGATAAAGCCTGTGTTTGTCAGTGGACAGGTTGCCACGTTAAATCCTCGCTGATCTATGTATTTGCGTAGGGCCTTGCATAAGCTTATCGTATCCGTACAGACATATGCTATTTCTTTTGCTGTACGTGGACTAGCTGGTGTTCGAAACTTCTTATAGTCCCATGTTCCGACAGCTTTCTCAGTGGTTCCCATGTCTTTACAAAGCTTTTCTAACGATCTCTGTGTCAAGATAAGACTGTCCCGGAACTCAATCCCTTGTCCTGTCCATTTCATAAAGATGTACTTATGTGTTTTAGCAGCTAATGACTTGTCCGGATTCCCCCATTTCTGGAAAAAATGATTCCGGAGAAAAACATAGTCATAAGGCAAGTTATGAATGAAAAACCGTACAAGGTGACTGTCGTCAGCATGTAAAGTTGTGCATATTCTGTCTATTGTGTCTATCAGATCGGAAACATGATTTCCATAAATACAACAATCATTCTCTATCGTGATTGTCCAGTCTGTGACAAAACCAATGCTTTTATTAAGATAGACAAATGTTTCCGTATCTACCGTTATGATTTTTTCGTATACTCCAAGGTAATGACCTGCGTTGGATCGCCGGATGAAATCACCGTTGAATAGTCGCATATAATCATAGTTTTTAAAATAAATAACCGGATATCCTGCGACTACCATTATTTTACCCCCCCTGCTATGGTCTGTATTTTAAAGCCTCTGCTTCTCCAGAAAAACCAAGTTGTTTTGCAATCGTATCAGCCATGTCCGGATCCGTTCGCGCTCTGAACTTCTCTAAATCTTTTATGATCTCAGAAACAGTAGAATCATCCAGTTTGTGACTGATGATTCTCATTGTCTGTTTACTGTCATAAAATCTCTGCATCCACTTCCATACCTCAGATTTGAAAAACAGTTTCATTTCCTCTTTTGAGTTGAAATTGATTCCGTATTCAGTGCTGAGGGTCTTTTGACGTTGATCTATGATCTCTCTCCAACCCTGCACAGTGCTACTTTTTTCTTTCAATACTTTTTGTATGGCTTTGACCTGTGTTCTAGGCAAGCCTTTATAATTTTCATTTTGCAAGTTTTCCGGGATGGTTGATCGTCCTGGAAAAAATCTTGCAAGCAGATCTTGATAATCTGCATATGCTCCGCCAACTTCTGAATCAAATCCTTTTGCCTTTAATCTGCGCATCCGCTGATTCAGACGTTTTGCCAGCTGTCTGCGGAGTTGTAAAGCCTCAGCGGTAGTCAGTATGTTCGGGTTGACATTAAGTCCATTTGAACTGGTTGGAATTTTAGGATTCATTGGCATATTTGAGTACCCCCATTATTTCATCATATAGTTTATGATTAAACCTGTCACACAATATCTTATTCCATTCTTCATAGTATCTATACTCTTTGTCACTAATATATTTTTTTTCACTCAAATATATATAAAGTTTTACGAAAATGTAATAGTTTTCAACCATTATTTTTGCATCATTGATAGTATCCTTCACTCTAACTATTGCACAAAGAGTGTTACTTTTTCTTCGTATTTCGATTCTTGATTCTGCTTTATTATACATAGTTTTTCGTAAAATTCTTGAAATAACTATGATTATGTCTGAATATCTTAATTCTATCATGTCTGTTCTATCAAGTTCTGGACTTGATTTTAACAAAGTGACAACCGGAGCTTTTACCCCAGTATTTGTATATTTAATTTTTTTGTATTTTGATTTCATTTTACTGTTCCTCCTTTAAAATCATGATATCACTAAACATCTCAATAGCTTCCTTGTCACTTGATGCATTGATTTCCTCAACTTCGTCAAAGCCCTCAGAAGCATCAGCAAAGTATCTTGTTCCATTATACTCCTTATAAAGTGTGTATGGGTAGCCCCAACTTGTTTCAATGGTTATGATCTCTTTTCCAACATATACTCTATGACATCCGTTTAAGATCTTTCCTCTTTTCATATCATATTCCCTCCTGCCTAGTTGGCTGTGCTGTATTGATTTGTTGGTTTTATTATAGTCCATTTGAACTAATATGTCAAC